AAGAGTGAAAACCGAAAGAAAGTCTTGACTATCTTAGGTATGACTACGACATTAGGAGGTCTTTCATTAGATTTCGGAGACCCTATCAAGATCTTGACCGAAGCTCAAAAATCAGGTCAAGCTATTGAGAAAACATGGGAAAGACTAGAGGAAGCGCTAAACGACCTCGGTCTAATTGATACTGGAAAGTATCGATTCTGCAAAGAAATCTATAGAGATTTTTATGCTTTACAACCTGAATACGAGCGGTATCAAGTGCTTATGCATTTGACACCTGCTGAAATTATTCAAGGTTCAAACCTAGCGAAATGGAAACAGTTCATAGGTAAAGTTGACAAAATACGTCTCGCCACTTCCGGCCCTGCTGGGAAGGATTTAGCGAAAGGACGTTTATTTGTTGAAATAAATCAGTTGGTTGCGAAAACTGCTCAGTGGAGGAAGATTGTTGAGCATGCTATCGCGACTAGCGGTACTCGACCATGTCCAGTTGGTGTTACCCTTGTTGGGGAAAGTCAATTGGGGAAAACTATGGTGAGTAGCGAAATATTCCGTCGTCTGAAGTGGGATTTGAAAAGTAAATCTGAAGATGATGGAGTATTTTCTATGGCAAATGAATGGTCTACATGGAATGTTCAGTCGAGAGATGAATATGACCAAGGTTATGTAGGACAAGAATTTGTTTATATGGATGATGCTTTCGCTGACAAAGATAATAAAGATCATCTGATGTTATTACAGTACATTTCATCTGGTACTGTGGGGACTGTTCAAGCTGACCTTGACCTGAAAGGGTCACCGTTTCAAGCTAGAGTTGTAGTTGCTTCTTGCAATTACCTTCCTGATAAAAGCGTTACTATTAATAACATTAATGCTTTACATCAAAGATTTCCAGTATGCCTGGAAGTGAAATTGAAGGAAGGGGCGAAGAAACTTTCGCCTGACTCTGTATATGACCAAGACTTTAAACATCTTGAGTTTTATATGAACACCATGCAGCAAACATTAAGCTGCAATGGCAATCATAGTTCACGCTGTGGTTGTAAACGCGTCAGTATTGACGAAATCGTTAACAGAATTTCCAATCTTTGTTACGACTTTGAGAAGAAATACCAATCTTGCTTGGAGGCTGATAGGCTGCGGGAACAAGCTTTCGCTAACTTACATAGGGAGCGAGGGTCGAACCCCGTAGAACAACAAGCTGATGAGCCGGAAAAGGGTTCTGGAATCGATTGGGACGAATTAAGAAGGATTCGTACTGAATGGGCTGCGGAAAAAGAGAGAATTCAAGCACGAATTGAGGAGTTAGCCCAAAAAGAAGAAGAAGAACAAAGTCCAGTTGAAGGAGATGAAGATCAGGATGAGTTCGACTTTACTGCTGAAGATGAACCTCAGAGGTTCGTTCAAGAAGGTAGTTATAGAGAGAGTGATCCTAATCATGCAGGAATGCAGGAGGAGAATCTCCCTATGGAGTTATTGGATGAACCCGAAAGGGTGCCTGTAATAGCTATACCAGATATTGATCCTGTTCCTGAAGAAGAGGAACCATCAGACCAAGATTCCGATAGTGATGAAGAACAAGGAGATGAAGAAATGATCGAGGATATTGGTAGTGATAGTGGAATAGGAGAATTATATTCTGGTGAACCGATTGCTGGGCCAGGTATGGGAGTCGAGGACATACTAAGAGCTTTTCGTCAAGTAGACCCTCATATTATTTATGCTGATTTGTATGAATATGATCCAGTAGAACTGTTTAATACCTTAACTACACCGTTAGTTGAGACGTTAGCAGATCAACGTATAGCCTCATGGGCTGTGCAAATGAAACTCGGGAATAAGACCTTTGGTCAGTGGTGTGTGGAAACACCTAACGCTGACCCTTGGAAATTTCTTGTAAGTTTAAAGCATTGGAAAATTGACCATTTGTCACCTGAAGAACAGGAACATTGGGCGGATACCTATGCTCAGTATACCAAATTTTTACGAATTAAGGTAAACGATGAAATGCATGCCATGTGGGGACA